GAGAGAGTATTCTAAAGAAAGTCAGAGATACGAAACCATTAAAGAAGAAGCATTGAAGGATGGCCTACATGATCACATGTGCGATGCAATTAGATATTTCTTTATTAATGTATTTAATCAAAATAAATGGATTACAGAAGTTCCAGAACAGTATAATTATGGGATGGACTTACAATCAAGAACAAGAATTGTTATGAAACGATGCCAGATGTGTCGCTCTCAATTCTCTAGCAAGACACCCAAGAATCAACCGCCCTATATTTGTAGGGCTTGCAACGGAGAGCAATAATGCCTACTAATTTTTCAGCCTGGGATTCACTTCCTATAAGTACAACACAAAGAGCTTTTTCAGAAACTTATAATCTTGAAGAAAAAGAAAGAAAAGAAGCCGCTGAGTTAAATAAAAACTATTATTATGGCAAGCAAGAGGGCGATGTTGTATTGATGAATGATGACGTCAATCCTATTACAATGAACATCACAAAACCAATTGTATCCAAAAGATGTTCATTACTTTATTCTCGACCATTAGTAAGAGAATGGGATGGATCACCCAGATCAATTGCCTATCTTGAGCAAGTCTATAAAGATAATAAAATTGATTCTCTGCTTGGAAAGGTAGACTTGTATGCTGAACTTACTGGCTCCGTCCTTCTACATCCTACTATTGATGAGAATCTCCCTGGCCAAATCAGACTTGTACTTTACGACGCTTCTGAGTTTAGCTCTGCTGGCAACGATGATGATCCTAATACTGCTGATGCAATCGCTCTAACTAGAATTCTTTCAAGATTAGTTGATAGTTCAGGAGTTACCAGTGATGGTCGTAGACAGCCTCAAATAGAAAAAACTATTCTTCAACAAATCTGGACAAATGATGCAGTAACAATGTATGAAGGCAATCAAGTGGTAGTCTCAGAACCAAATGAATTAGGATTTTTACCTTTTGTCAATTTCCAGGGCGAAGAAGAACACAATGCCTATGTCGGTTATCCAATGGCTACAATTGTTCGCAAATTAAATTCTCACATCAATCAGTTATTAACCCATATTGGTTATACAATTAAAATGCAATCCGGTACGCCAATTGTTTTCTCTGGATTTAAATCTGGAGAAACAGTCGTAGTCCATCCCGGTAGAGCCATTAACATACCAGAAGGCGCAACTGCAAATGTTCTTAATCTTGATCCCAAGATACAGGAATCGTTAGACTTTATTAAGTACTTAGAAGATCGCTTGTACACTACCTCAAGCGTTCCTAAGATCACTGTAGAGGGCGGAGAAGGCCGATCAGGGCGGGAATTAATGGTGCGGTGGTTCCCACTCTGGAAGGTCTTCCAAGAGAAAGCTAATCGTTATAATATATATGAAATGCAATTAGCAAATATGATTTTAACTATTGCAGGTCTTGAACCAATTAATGACCTAAAGATACACTGGCCAGAAGAATCAATTCTACCTTTATCAAGTGCAGATGATAATCTTGAAAGAGATATTAAACTCAATATTGTTTCTCCAATTGATGAGATTATGCGTAGAGATCCACATATGTCAGAAATTGATGCAGAAGCTGAATACATGCTTAATGCAAGCCAAAATGCAATGTTAAATCAAACAAATCAAGTACTATAATTAAACAAATCTTATTCAAAGAAAAGAGAATATAATGCCATTTTTTAGACAAGGACAATACATCGGTAGCATTGCTCAGCAAAGAGCAACTGGTAATGCTGGAAATAAATTAGTCGGTAGAAGCGACAAGAGTCAAGAGATAGCTAAAAACACTCTTGCCAAAATTTCTAGTGGACAATTAGTAAGAAAAGGCGTTTCTAGCAGTGGTTTTAAAAAGCCAGTTTCACCAACAGTACAGTCTACAGCACGACGCCCTGATACGTCCGCTGTACTTAAAAGCAGAATAATTAGATAAGGAATTTATCGTGGCAATCGTAAAAAGAACAATACTTTCATCACAAATAAAAAGTGCAGCGAGTTCTGTAATAGCCGTTAAAGGCGTTATGAATGCCCAAGTTCTTTCTAATAAATCAAAATCATTAATGGGTAAAAGCACTTCTGCAATACCCAAATTTAAGACAAAGAAATATTAATAAGATATCATATAAATTTATATGATTGTGATATAATAAAATGTACTATATATGTAGGCTTGATGCCGAACAATTATCCCTGGAGGAAAAACGTGGAAGACATAGAGTCCCCTGATACTTTTGATAGAGAATATGTTAAAAATTTAAGAGCTGAAGCTGCGAGATATCGTACTGAAGCTAAAGAATTAAAATCTCAATTAGAAGATTTCAAATCGCTTGATGCGCAAATCAAAACAGTTCGTGTTGAAAATGAATTGACTAGAAGAGGCTTAACTGCTGATCCTAGTTGGGTACAAATTCAAGATGGACAATCTCCTATTGAAGCAGTTGATAACTTTCTGGTAAAGTTTCCTGAATTTAATAAAGACATAACTGAAAAAAGTGTAGAGCACAAATCAGTTCCAAAAGCAATCTCACCAAATCCCAATACAGCTAGCAAAGAAAGTGTTCATCCTACTGGAACCTTAGGCACAAGAGGCCTAGGCGAAATTAAACATGATCCAATTGCTAGAAATAATTTGCGCGATTTATACAGAGATTTATTAACATCTTCATCAAATCAAAAAGATTAAGGATAAAAAATGGCAATTTCAAATAGCACAACTTTAAATGACCTTATTGGTCAAATTGTATCGGCAGATGCTCAGTCAGCTGCTTACTCACAGAGAGTTATGCGTCCTTTGGTTCGTGGCTACTCGGTTCCTGCTGGCGCAGGCTCCATTGTAGTTCCTCGTTTCCAGAGCATCGCTGTAGCCTCTTTAACTGAAGGCGTTGCTCCTTCGAGCACAACCGTCAACTCGGATGGTGTCACTTTGACACCCGTTGAGCGTGGTACATATATTCAGATTTCAAAGCGCACACTCCATGCTGATCCTTTCCAGGATCTGGCTCCTTATGGCGAGCAGTTGGGCCGTGCACTTGCACAGGACGAAGATGCTCTTGTTCTTGACGCTATGGATTTTGGTACTCACGTCAATGACACCAGCGATGCAATGGACGCATCTGACTTCCGTACTGCTATTGCTACTCTAGAAGCTCAGAATGCTCCTGGACAGTATTTCGCAGTCTTCCATCCCAATAGCTGGGCCAAGATGCGTGCTGCTTTCTCTGACGCTGCTGCTTTCGCTAATGTTGGTAAGCAGACTGTTGAAGGCTTTGGTGAGGGACTTACTAATTCGGCTGGCTATGTTGGTTCGCCTTATGGTATTCCTTGCTTCATTAGCACTCAAGTCAATGACGATGGTGCAGCTACCCCTTCACGTCGCTATAACGTAATGTTTAGTCGTGAATCACTTGGTGCCGCATGGATTAAAGACATCGGTGTTGATGTTGATGACAACGTAGTTGCACGAGCAATTGACCTCATGGGATGGTACAGTATCCATACTGACAAGCTGGTCGATGCCTACGGTGTTATTATCGAAGACACTTTGGCCTGATAGGAGAATAACATGGCTACTACAAAAACATATGGAAGTTTAATTGCAAAAGCTTTTAACAAAGAAGTTGATTTTGACAGCGATACAATCAAGGTTGCATTGCTGACATCTTCATATACACCAAATCAAGACAGCCATGACTACTGGGACGACGTTAGTACTTATGAGGTAAGTGGAACAGGATATACTGCTGGTGGGAATACCCTTGGCAGTAAGACTGTTGGCTACACTTCAGGTACTAATGTAACTAAGTTTGATGCAGCTGACGTTAGTTGGACATCTTCTACAATTACAGCGCGTTATGCTGTACTTTATGATGATACTCCTGCTACAGCGGCGACAAAGCCTTTAATTGGTTATGTCGACTTTGGAAGCGATCAATCTTCTTCTAGCGGTACATTCTCAATAGTTTGGGATGCAGCTGGTATATTTACTACCACGGCTGATTAATAATGGACGCAGTAATCCAGGTAGAAGTGGCGCAACTTAGGACCGTAGTTACGGAATCAATTGTTGTGTTAAGCGTGGGGACTAATAACACTTTAGTCATTTCTGCCTGGGTCACTGTTTTTCAATCTATTAATAAATTCTTAAAAAATTCTATTCAAACCAATGCCCCAAATGATAAATACATTTATTTATAATATAAGGAGCCAAGGTCACCATGCCTTGGCTTTCTATATTTAGGAGACTTTATGCCCATTTCAATTGAATATCTAGTTGTAGCTGGTGGCGGCGGTGGCGGCTCTGACTCTGGTGGCGGTGGTGGTGCTGGTGGTCTTTTAACAGGTACTGCAAGTAAAAATTATGGCACAACTTTTACAATTACAGTTGGTGCTGGTGGTACTGGTGGAAATTATCCAACAAATGGCACAAATGGTGGAAACTCTGTATTCGACAACATAACTGCTACTGGTGGCGGCAAGGGTGCAACAGAAACTTTTGGAAATGGTAGCACTGGTGGTTCCGGTGGTGGTGGCTCAGCTGGACCTGGTTTAATACTTGGCGGTTCTGGAACTACAGGCGAAGGTAATGCTGGCGGTAATGGTTCTGGTACTAATCCTAGTTCATATGGCGATGCTGGTGGCGGTGGCGGTGCTGGCGGTGCTGGAAGTGCTCCTAATGGCGGTAACGGTGGTGCTGGCGGTGCTGGTGTAGCTTCATCTATTACTGGCACATCAATAACCTATGCTGGCGGTGGTGGCGGTGGAACATTAAATAATGGTAACGGTGGTGCTGGCGGTAGTGGCGGTGGAGGTGCCGGTGGTGGTACATCTAACGTATCTGGTACTGCTGGTACTGCTAACACTGGTGGTGGCGGTGGTGGCGGATCTAACGATACTGGTGGAGCACGTGAGACTGGTGGTAATGGTGGTTCTGGTGTAGTTATTCTTAAAGTTTTAACTTCAGATGTTTCTTCAGGCGTAACAACTACTGGATCACCTACTGTAACAACTAGTGGTTCATATAACATTTATAAATACACCGCATCAGGTACAATTAATTTTACAGATCCTGCTGTAAACATTACTGTTAATGCTGGAACTATTTCCAATATTGCAATAGCTGGACAACCCGCAACAATATCAGCAGGCACCGATGCAATAGTATCAACTACGGTATCAAACACTGCAATAACTGGCATCAATGCAACTGTTACTGCAGCTATAAATGTTCAAGTAGAAAATTCTCCTAATACAATTTCTATTACATCGTTTGCTCCAGATATTGCTGTTCAAGGTTCTATTATTATTACTATTAATGCGTCAAGCAATATTGCAGTAAATGGCAAAGATGCAACAGTAACTTTAAGTTCTATTGTAGATGCTTCTAAAGCTAGCATAACAATTGTTACTGGTCAAGTTAATCCATTGTATCCATCTTTCGTATTACAAAAAAATCCAATACATTATTATAGATTTAATGAAGAAGTAGATGCTACGCAAATAATAGATTATGGAACTTCACCTGTTAACGCAAATGCAGGGACTCATA